TCTACAGAAGATAATAAAGCTTTTTTTAGTTGTTGGTTTTTACAGAAGGTTGAGAATTCTTCTTGAACATATTCTGAGTCTTCATCTGTTACTCTATATGCTTCTCTAAGTTGTTCTTTTATTGAGAGTTGTAAAACTTCATTATCTATCTTTTTTAATTCTACTTTTAAAATATCCATACTAGGTGTTGTATGATATTTGTCGTAGTAGGCTAGTATTTCTTTGATTATCCATCTATGGGCTTGGTTTCCAAAACTCTCATCATCTAGAATATCATGAATGTTTACCAAGAACTCTTTATGAGTTAGTAATTGTGAAATTACTTTTATTTGGAATTGTGGACCATATTGGTCAATTGATTGTAATGTCATAACTTATTTTAAATTTTCAAATCGTTCTTTTAACCATAAATCTACGTTTCTTATCATATTATCTAAGTGGTCCTCGTTATACATTTCCTTAAAAATCTTTGGATAGTAATCTGGAGTTGGCTCAGCTGCAAATGCGTCTAAAAACTTCTTATCATTTTCATCTATCATAGGATTGGCTAAATCCATAATTTTATACCTATTCCTTAACCCATTCAAATCACTTAACAGTCTAGCATATATTACATTTTCCTTTAATCTAACGGTTGCAATTTCTATTATATCATCTAAGGTTAGTACTTTTTGTTGAAGTTCAGGAAAGAGTTTATATAACTTTTTAGGTCCTAATCCTTTTATACCAGGAACCCTATCTGAATTATCTCCCATTAAGGTCTTGTAGAGTATAAAATTATCAGGATGAACTCCATATTTTTCTGTCACTTGAATTGGTGTGAAGAATTTCTTAACTATGGGGCTATAAACTGTAACTTTGTCATTAACAAGTTGTAGGTAATCTTGATCACTAGATAATATAAAAATCTTATCATCTTTATGAGTAGGTAGTACATCACTTAGATATGCTATTATATCATCTGCTTCTACTTTATCTATTGATACAGTTTTGACAGGTAAGGTTTTTAAATATTGTACTATTCTAGTGAGTTGATCAATTTTAGAATCATCCTCATCATCATGTGAATCAAATGTGTCCCAATTTGTAACTCGGGACACATTTCTTTCAGATTTATATTCAGGAATTATATTTTTTCTATTATTAGAAGATCCCCTACCATCCCATACTACATACACTTTTGTTGGCTCCATTAATCTAATCATGGCTCCTAAAGATCTAAAAAACCCACCTAAACCTCCTATATGTGCACCTTGAGTATTGACGGAGCCTAAGGTTGTAAAGTTTCTAAAGAATAGATTTAAAGAATCTATTAATAATATTCTTTCACCTTCTATAGGAGTCTCCTCCCCATTCTCCTGAACAGTATCCAAGAGTTTAAATAAATCTTTCTTATCCATAATTCTATTCGGGTTCGTCTGTAAATGTAGTCATACCAATCTCCGGAGCATCTTCTTCAATAACATCAAAGTTATCTCCTCCTAAAATCTTAGACCATTCTTTAGTATGTGCATCTTTATACTTCTTCAAAGCATTGTCTGCATCTGCTATAAAGCCATGAGGTGTCATAATAATTCTTCCTCTAGTGGTTATACCGTTAATATGGTTTTTATCTATTTGTAGATTTGCTCTTTTAGCAAATTCAACTTGTTTACCATCCTTAACTGCTTTTATCTTAGATGTTCCAGAATCAGATATATTTCCAAATGTTACAACAAATGTTGCGTCAAACCACATTGCAAATCCTCCTTTATTCATCATCTTTGGTTTACCCATTGGTACTGATGGTTTAGCAGCCCATACTTTATTGATACAAACTAATGTATTTGTATACTTTGATGATTCTTTTCGAGATAAAGTAATACGTTGGTTTACGTTATTACCAAATTGAGTAGACATTGCACCGGCATTCCACTCATTATTATTTTTATTTGAATTAATAGACATTTCACAAGGAACAGATCCAATAGAATCCCATAAAAACATTAAGTCATATGGTAAATTTAATTTTTTCTGCTCATCGATTAGGTCTAAAATAAACCCAGCTACATCTTCTATAGAATTGATAGTTTCTCTATCAACATATAAAAAATTACCTTTATAATCTATAACTTCTCCGGTTTCTTCATCTATAACCTCTTCAATTTCTAACCCCATCATTTTAGCATGCTCCCAAGACCATTTCATCTCAGTAATGATAAAGACAGGTAGAATTTTTCTCTTTTGAGCGGATACTGCTGCTTCTAAAAGAGCAGTTGTTTTACCAGTATCCGAGTGTCCCCTTAAGAGCACTATGTGCCCTAAGGGGATTCCTGGAATAGACAAAACATCTTGAAATGCTTGAGATAAAGGGACCCATTGTTGTTCTTTGAATTTTACATTGGTATTTAGGCCTTTCTTTACTTTAAAATTATCTAAACTAAATTTAGATTTAAGTTCGTCAGAGACTGCCTCCGATAGTGATTTTTTCTGTTTTGCCATAATTTTTTATTATTTAAAATGGGAGATCATCTCCATCTTCATCTTCTTCATCATCAAATAACTTACCAAACTTATCAGCTTTGCTAGTCACATCTTTCTTAGTTGAAAGACTATAATTTGATTTTGGGGCTTCTTTTACGTCATTATCAAAATTAGATGGTGATTCAGATGTAACACTTCCTTCTTCATCTCCAGGTTCTAACCAATTTTGTAGAATAACTTTTAAATCCTCAAACTTCTTCTTAAATCTCTCTTGAAGATCTAAAATGTTGTTTTGAGTTTCTAACCACTTTTTAACTAAATCTGCATCCTTACTTAATGGAGTTGATTTTCTTTTTGGACGAATTACAGATTTTAAACCCTGTCTTCCACCAATATCACCAATTGCAGCATCGATTGTGAAATCAAATCCTTCATTAATGTCTGTGAAATCACCATAATCCTCATCATCTGCTAAACTTAATAGTTGTTGATATTGTTGTTTACCAAACTCATAAAGGCGAACTCCTTTTTCTTCCTCTCCTCTAACAATTACTTGAGCGAAGATTCTCATTTTAGGATCAACTTTTTTAGCTAAAGACCAATTTTCACTTTCATTAGTATTACGTAATTTCTTAGCAAACTCAACAATTGGATCTGACTCTCCCCAATTATTTAATGCGTAGATTGGAAATTTTGCAAATCCATAATGTAAAAATACTTCTTGGAATGGGTATTGAGCATTAAACTTTGAAGGGACAAATCGAATTACAAATTTTCCTTCTTCTCTTGGCTTCCAATACAATGTTGTGTAATCCACCTTTTCATACTTCTCCTTTTTTTCAGGTTGGAGGGCTCCTAATTTACTTTTAATTAGATCTAAATCCATAATATAACTTTATTTTTAATGTATAACTAAATATAACAACCTTTATTTAGTAGGCCAAATATTTATTTAGCTAAATCTACAATCTTAAATATCTTAGTATTTAATTGTTTGATTTCATTGTGTTGAGTAAGTAACACACAATTTTTATAATGCTCCCATTCAATTGGAAAATTTCTATCTACTACCCCACCATTTAATGACTTTATAAGTTCATTCAGAGCGTTTATAGTGTATAAAGTGTTAGTTCCTTTTTTTCTATGGACTAGTATAGTATTATCTGGAATTGTGGAAACGTTACCCTGATCTACATTATAAGTAATAACATACTCATTGTTACTTTTAATGTGAAGCACAAATATTTTGTTATATAGTATAGAGTATTGGGATTTTATGGAAGAGATTAACTCATCCATATTTTCAAGTGTTGTGAAAGTACAAAATAATCGATTATTCATTGAATTTATATCAAGCGATGACTCAAAGTCATACGGGTGATACGTATCTGCAAGTTGTGTGTAAATTGAATTCATATTTTATTTTAAAAATTGTAGGTTTCCCCGATTTGTACTTTGATTTTTAGTTTATGTTGTTTAAATATATCTTTAATCTTCAATAGTGTATCCTCCTCATTCTCATCTACATCTAACAAGAAAGAATCATAAACGTATAAAACGAGTTTAGTATTTTTTCCTTGTAAGAGTCTTAGTATCTTATATAATATAACTATATTATTTGAGGTTTCCAAGTTTTGGAGTAAATAATTTAATAACTTTTGAGGATTCATATTTTCCAACTTACTCTTCTCAAATTTATGCTTAGATATTGGACACTCAATATAACCCTCTTTATTGAACTTTTCCCATAACTCCTCCGTATATTTCTTTACCTTACTAAAAAATTCTAAATGCTC